CTGTTGTCATTATACCTTAATGAGACAAGCATCCTCCACTGGTATATGAAAGAACTTCTCACCCTCTCTGATGTTTCGATTAGATACCTCTTTGACTTCACAGTCAACTAAAATATTAGCATCAATATGCCATGCCTGTTTGCAATCGCTACGCCATACTATAAATGTAAAGAGTGCGTCAGGATATTCTTTTTTCCACTTAAGTAACAAGCGGTTCTTACGGTAAGGGATACGTACTTCTTTCCAACTAGGATTCCAATCACCCTTCCAAGAATACTTAACCTCCACTTCATAGAGGTGGTGTGTTTCTTCTACTGCCTTGCAGATAATATCAAAGTCTTTTCTCTCTGTAGTATCAATAGTCGTATAGTTCATATCTTTAATATACTTTAAGGTAGCTTGCTTGGCATCTCTGTCAGCTACCTCATACAAAGCTTTATCAAATTGCTTGCGTTTACCCACGTCACTCATTTTATTTTCCTTTAATGTTGTGAAGTAAACCCTCGCCTCAAAGAGGCGGTGAGGGTTTACTGATACTTTATCCTTCATTCTCCTCAAAAGGATTATTAATCTGTGTCATTCTACCAGTTACTTTATCATAATGCAAGTAGCAAGCGACACCTGTTTCACCAGTGTATCTATTCTTTAAGATACGCATAGTAGTAGTGTTGGCTGCTTGCTCATCGTCTGCCTGTTGGTTACGTTCCAATGCTATAACTGCATCAGATAGATGTGCAATACTGGCAGACCCACGTAGGTGTGACAGTGATACCTCACGGCCATCTTCATGACCACGATCACCGCTTGGCCTACGTAGGTGGCTCACAAGCAGTAACCCTACATTTGTTTCTTCGACTAGACTACGTAGCTTAGTCATTAGAATGTCAATTGATTTACGTTCATCACCGTTATCTTCTTGACCTGATACTAAGATAGATAGGTGATCAAGGATAATCCACTTGGTGCCTAATGCCTTTGCCATGTAACGAACACGGCCTAAGATTTCATCGTTACTTATAGAACCAAAGTGATCAAAGGCAAAGAACCTACCAGTACCTATAGTTTTATCTTGCCACTCACGTAACTGTTCCTTGGTATATTGATCACGTACCTCTTTGATATAGAGCCTAGAATTAGCCTCCACTGACATGATATTAAAAGCTGTGTTACGTATGCTTTCTTCCATTGCTAAGATACCGATGTTATCTTTGGTATTCATAAGTAGGTGGTGCATTAGCTCACGCATGATACTGGACTTACCCATACCAGCACCACTGGTGAAGGTGACTAGCTCACCAGTACGCATACCATAGGTCTTCTCATTCATCTGTGACCAAGGATATAGACAGGTCTCACAGTAATTCTCATCGTACAGGCTATCGCCTAGATCATGTAGATTAATAATGCCAGCAGGAGTAAAGGGTTTAGCACCCCACCACGCTTGCATGAAGTCTGCTGACTTACTGACCTTTAGATATTCATTGGCATCCTTCATCTCTAGATGCATGATCTTACACTTATTAGGCTCAAAAATCTCAGCTACATCTGCGGCTGCTTGCTTACCTGCCTTATCATTATCAAAGCACAAGACAACCTGATCAAACTGATTGAGGTACTCAAACGATTGCTTACAGTTGGCTGCTGCTGATGCCGCACCATTCTTCAGTGAGACCACGGGCCACTTCGATCCCATCATTTGATAGGCACTCATGGCATCTACCTCACCCTCACAGATGGTAATGAACTTACCTCTTGGAGTAAAGACATTCTCCCCAAACAGCCCGGCGTTAGACATATTACCTTCAGACCAGAACTTTTTATTGGATGTGTCCCTTACCTTATTACAGATATGATTACCATTCTTATCACAGTACTGGTAGACATGGTGAGTAATCATAGACCCCTTCTTCTTAGTCAGGGTGCCAAACTTCTTGGCAGTATCCTTACTAATCTTACGGTCAGGGATATCATTGTACTCACCTGAATTAACTAGGCTTGTGACATTAGCATCTTTAGGTTGAGGAGTAGGCATAGTAGATACTTTCTCTGGATGTTTATATGCTTTACAGCTAAAGCAGTAGGTATGTCCATCAGAGTAGTGATGGTTGGCATCAGAAGACTTACAGTTAGGACATGGACCTTTGCTTCCGACTTCTTCCTCTTCTTGACTTATCATTAATAAATCCTTTCGCAATGGTGTAGGCTTCAACAGGTAACACTCTCAACATGTAGCATAGGCTGGCCCTATCGTCAAGCTCTTGTTGAGCTTCACGCTTAGTCTTGTAGCTTTTAAGAACATTACTCTTATAGACTAAGTTATACATCTTCAAATGTTTCTCTCCAAAGATTGCTTACAAAGTCTTCCTTGTCTTCCATGACTTCATTAAGCTCAATCCTAGCTAGGTGTCGGGCTTCTTTAATATCATAACCTTCTTCCTTATACTCTCTAACAAGGCTTCTAAGTAAGGCACTCCTTTCTTTCTCCCAAAAATTCTTACTCATCTTCATTCAACTCTTCTATAAATTTATCCACATCTTCTGAGTTTGTCGGCTCATACCCGTTGTCTAACATACAGTACCATAGATCGGAAGGATAGCCAAGGTTTTTTCTTAGCCTCTCCTGTCTAGCCTTCCAATGCGAATAAAAATTAACTACTTCGGCCTTCATCTAATTCTGCCCAGAACTTACCGTTGCCTGTCTCTTGTCGTGCTACGGATAATTCTTTTCTAAGTTTCTTTGTAAGCTCTTGTTCTTTCTCAAGTTGTATTTTAAGAGTGTTAATATTCTTATGTAGCTGGGACACTAACCCATTGTATTCATTAGTGAACTCTGTCAATTCTAATTTCTCCTTGTTCTATACATTCCATCTCATCTAAACCTAATCCATTTAAAAACTTCAGGGCTTCGCCTTCTGTAGTGAACTTCATAGGAAAGCCAGTGGGTGTTGTCAAGATATCGAAGCAATCAAAATCTTCTACCTCATCGTGTGCTACATTAAGTATATCCTGAACTATTATATACATCAACCTAGAATTTTCTTTTAGTTACAAACTTTCCAAACTCTTTCTCAACCCAATTGATTTCCTTTTCAATGGCAGTACGCACACTGATCAAGCACTTCAACTTCTCAGAATGATCAAGAGAATTATAGTCATTAGTTGTTACTAAAGTAGGTGTGTTGTTAACCTTCTTAAATTCTAATAGATTAGACATTATTTACTCTCCTTAGTAGAAGCACTAAGATCGCCAAGGTCCATTGTCTTACCGATACCAAACAAATCTGCAACACTCTCCGGGAAAAGATCATACTCAGTATCTACCCCACCTATTACATCTCTTGTAATATCATTAAGCGAAAGTGCAGACCAGTAAATCTCAAGTGCTTTAGTGTCTCGCCTAGCTTTAAACATATGAAACTCACCAGCTGGAACGATAGCTACGTCTTCAGGATATAGAACTGTTATATCTACTAGATCGTAGTCATCTTTCCAGCGGTGGATTTCGAGTTCACCATCCTCCACATAGAAAGCATTTATCTTTGACTGGTGGCAGTGCTTAGAGCAGTAACCACCAGTGTTAATAAAGATAGAATGCAATTCTATTTGGGGGCATTGGATCAAGGGGATCGTTACTCCCCATACCTTTCCCTCTACTATGCTCATTACTCTTCACTTACCTCTTCATTCATATTTAAGAACCCATTGATGTCTGCTATACTTACTTCAGTTATACTACTGATATTGTACCCTGAGAATGCCAAGGTAGACATAAGATAATCCTCCAGTACTTCAGGGATATCTGAATAGTTGTAGTAGTTAAAGTACATAGTCACTTACTCCTTCTCTATAGTATATCATACATCTAATTATACAGCAACTTTTATCTTACTGTCAAGAGATAATATGTATTATTACATGTACAACGGTTAAAATAATAAGAAATTCCAACATTAAGCTGCTTCCAATTCTAATAGTCCAGCTATAACATGTCCAACCACATATAATGCTAATCCAATCATAATAAGGTCGTGTTTTGACATCATGCAGCCTCCAATTCTAACCAAGCAGGTGATACCAACATTTTCTTCACCTCTTCTTCACGTAATACTTTACGGGTGTGTG